GTTTCATGGAGGGAAGTCGGGTTCCCGGCAGCGGACGCTTATCGCCGCTGCGGGCTGTTCGTCGGCGATGACGGTTTTGTACCCAATGGGGACGCGGCATCACTCAAAAGAGCATTTGAGGTTGATGGCCGTGATCTAAAGATCAAACTGTTTCATCGTAATGAGTATAAACCGATACCGTTCACGGGAAGACTCTACGGCCCTGAGCTATTTCAAGGTGAAGCCAATAGTATGGCTGACGTCACCAGAAGGCTCAAAAACATCCACCTTACGAGGCTGCCTGAGGGAGCCAGTACGGATTTGCAGATTTTGAAGAGTATCTCCGATTGCCTGCGGGCAACTGATCCGGAGACGCCGATTTTGGGTGACCTCATGAAGAAGCTTGAGACGTTCACCGTTGGCCAAACGCGAGAAGAAAGAGCCGTGTTTTACTCAGCCAAAGCTGCCGTCGAAGACGGGTTGCATCCCGTGAATATAAGACGAGATTGGATGGATCGACATGTCGCAGACTGTCTCGGTGGTTACGAGGAGCAGGTGGAAAAGTTCATTGCCTGGTGTAGGAGTGATGAACCTTTGTCCGCGCTGCCTACCATCAAGTATTGCGAGGTCAACGTGAAACCGAACACGGGTGACCATTTGGTTGACGGTGAGCTTCACCTTGGGCAACCAATACCAGACGCGACCCAAAGCGTACTGGCGAGACTTGATCGCGCAGAGAAAGCGGGGAACGTTCCTTGTGAGGAAACCATCGCTAATGCGGCGACCAACTTTGGCAGAGGTTCACAAAGCCTAGTCACCAAGATCGACGGGGAATATAAAGAAATTCTCACTGGTGAGTCTGCCCTGGCGGAAAGAATGTGTGTGAAGTGCAACAAACCATTCACACCACACGAACGTGCCAAAGACAAATCAACTGTGATTTGCAGGCCGTGCTACGTGGACTTTCAGGGCGTGCCGTGCGCAACGTGCAACAAGAAATTCATCAAAAAGGGTGATTTCGTTGATTGTTATGATTGTGCGAAGAAACGGCGTGACGGGAACAAGGGCGCACGAGCCATCGCCAATGTTAATCCCGTCGAAATGGGCGTGGACACGAAACGTCCATACCCCGGGCAGCAGCCGAACGCATATTTGTGCGCGGTGTGCAAACAGCCCATTTTGATTGTCAAAGGCAAACCGCGTTACCCGCGCTGCAAACCATGTCAAAAAGCGTTGATAATGGAGCAGTCTGTTCGGGCCGGCAAGCGCCCCACCGCCGAAGGAAATCCACCGACCACCGAGCAGCTGGCAAAGACCAGCCCGGTGAAACAACGGTTGGTGCATTTCTGTTCCAGTCCAGATGTATGTGATTGTGAACCGGGCCAAACCAGGTGCAAATCTGACGCTGATGAAAAGAAGCGTCTGGAGCGTATATCTGGCAAACCCGTGGCGGCGCAGGTGGAACCTGCGCAATTGGCAACCAAACCTTGTGGAGCATTGTCTCAGTTGTTCCAAGGTTGCTGGTGTCCTTCTTGCGGTACACATACCGACTCGGATCCACAGCTGAAAGGTTGTTTGGTTTGTAGACCACACAATTTTGACACACAAGTTGTGTTGCAGATGCAGAACATTCCAAGTCAAGAGGATTGCCCACATCTGGCCGGTGCAGTTGTCGGTGTGCACCGGAAAAAGCTCGCACCACATCTCAAACACTTTTGCGGTTACATGGAGGACTGCACGTGTTACCCTGGGCAAACCGGGCCCACGGTGGAGCAGATGGAGGATCGTCGGCTACGATCCTGCGAGGGACCCGGCGTTTATGGTCGGGGTGGCT